CAATTCATACTCTTTAATTATACGCACTGATTTATCAAGTTTTTCATCAAATGTATCATCTGACTTTGTGATGTTGCCACCGATTGAAAAACCAGTTAGAGTGCCATCAAGAACCTTTTCCCAGGTGTCCTGTGCTCCTCTTGAAACATATGCAGAAACATATACTCCACTATAAAACTTCTTTGACTGAGGCTCAAAATAGCGATCCTCTTTAAACGAAACAATCTTACCAACAGCGCTTGGCTGGTGCATCTCACGTAGATTTCCACGGAATTTTCTAAATGCTTCTAGGCTTGCCTCTGTTGTTACAATATCATTTTGCTTGTCAACATTATCTAAGGTTGCAAAACCTGATACAATTCTGCGCTCCTGATCTACCTTGCCAATTGGCATAGAAAAACGAACGTTGTCGCCTTCAGTAATCCAGTGTGCTTTATTTATAATCATGGCAGTATTATTATATCAAACCTTTTTAGGGTTTTCTCAATTATTGAGACGATCTTCCTTCTCCTTGTGGGTTTCTACCTTCAAGTGTTGCTGGAGAGTCTGAAGAGTTATTTGCTCTTTGGGAATCTCTTTCACGATTACCCGCAAGATTCGCTCTTGCATCAGTGGCTTGTCGTGGTGTCATAGAGAATGGAGAGTTGCCATCGCCATCTGCTCTTGGTGGCATATCGATCATTTCACGAGCCTCATCAGGAGTGATTACCTGTGTCTTAACATAGCGCTCAATAATCTGAGACTGAGCAATCTCATCTGTAAGAGTAAGTTCGTTAAACTTAAGAGTAAGAATGTCTGTCTTTTCTTTAATAATCTTATTAATAACTTTTTCAAGTTGTGCCTGTGCTGGGCGAGCAACCTGCTCCTTAAAGGTTCTGTCCTGTGACATAGCAGCAGCGATAGCGCCAGAATCTGATCCACCTAATTTGGAAATAGGAACCTGATGTGCTACAAGAATATCATCACGATTTTGTTTTCTATATCTTTCAAAGGATGCTTCTTGAATAGCAGTTTCAACTGGCTCCATCTTGAACTCAACCTTGTTGTTGTCTGTATCTCCAGGAAGAGGAATATACAGAGTTCTATGGTTTTGTCCTTTAAGTCCAGACTGAAGGAATCTAAACATTTTATCTTCTGCATCAGCAGATAGTTTTGCACCCTTGACTGTAATAATGTATCTTGGGGCTCCCTTATTTTGGAAGTAGTCTATATTATATTGAGCAGCAAGTGAGTCACCAATTAATGATGATACCGCTGAAATAATGTCAGGAATTCCATAGTATGTGTTTAATGGAGAGTATTCCTTGATGTGAATAATTTCATTTGGACGGGTGTCAGTTGTCATTGGGTTTGTGTTAGTAGCGCCAAAATTGCGGAAGTAAACAACTTTTTGGCCAATGATCTGAACAAAGCCATCACGAAGTCTTCTTACACGCACTGTGGTTGATGGGATATGTCCAATATAGCCAATCTCTCCAGTTACAGTTCTGCCAACTTCTAGGAATCCATTTCCAGTTGCTTGTAGATCTGTGTAAACTTTTTCCATGCTTGTTGTGAACGAGTCGTCATCATTAAGAGACTCTAACCACTCACGCATCTCAAGTTTCATTCTTTCAATTCTACGACGTGCACGATCTACCGCACCCTGATCATCGTTTGTTTCAAAACGTAACATTGTTCTATCTGTAATATCAAAACGGTATCCAAGACCAACTACGTTTTCTACTTTTGCATCAATAGCAGCATGATTTGCAAAAGATGTATCATAGTAACTTGCTAACTCATACATGTTGTATGGTGGTGTAATTACATCAAATAGACCGTATCCATTTCTATATACCGTTCCAGGATTAATCTGCTTTGATTCTGCACCGTCTCCAGCAGGAACGGCATTTGCAGCATTTAAATATTGTGTTGAAGGCTCTACTGCATTGTATGCATATGTTGCCTTAGAAACTGTTCTTGAGGTTCTACGTTTAAAGTTTTGATCAATGCCAACATAGTCTTTTAATATTGTCCAGTCTTTTCCAAAAGGATCTTGTGACTTAAAAAGATTCTCAGACTCTTCTTGAGTTCTGATGCTTGCTTGAATATAATCGTAATCTTCGCTCATGCTTCGTACGCATCTCTTCCATGTTTGTTCATTGTGTCTTGTGCTGCTTTCCATGCACCTAGATCGTTCATTGAAGGAATAAGACCGTTCATCATTCTATCTAGTTGCTCTGAGTGCTCTTCTTCACTAACTCTGGTAAGTCCAGGAACAAAGACAGCCTCTCCCTCTCCATCATCACCATAGTGCTTTGCAGCATTTTTAAGTTTAGTAATCTGTAGGATATCTCCACGAGTAGACTCAATGTTTAGGATATTTCCTTCTCCATCGGTAAACCACTTACCATCTGACTTCTTATAAACATAAAGTCCCCAATTGTATTTCTTTTCAATGACCTGTCTACGGACATTGCTTACAATAGGCTTACCAGTTTTTGGACTAATTAATGGATTCATGTACTAAAGTATACCAGATTAGACTGGTGTACCTACCCTAATAGTCCATGTTGTGTCATTATATATCTTAAGTTTCTCTGCATCGAACATCATTCCCTCTTGATCATCAATAATAATCTTATTTGTTCCAATATATGTCTTATAAACGTCAGAAGGTAGCACTCCGTATAGATCTGATGCAGAAATAACAAGAACTCCTTCCCAGTTGAAACTATTAAGCCAGAATTCCCAGTCAAAACTTGTTACCCCGTCGGTTTGAACCTTAAGCCATGGTCTAAGCAGATTGCTTTGAACCTGCTGTAAATTATTTGCTTGGTAGAAAGCAATATTATTAAATACAAGAGGACCAGTCAAATTAATAGAGCCAAGATACAAGTCAAAACTTAAGGCATTTGCAAAAGCAATTCCAAGAACTCCCCACTCCTTGATTGTTAATACTGGCTCTCTTACGATTGATCCATTTAAGAAATAAGATATTCCGTTATAAAGACTATTGGTTGCTTGACTTATAGCATATATTCTTGCTCTTGTACCGTCGGGATTATCTGCAACCATGTAGAACTTAATTGTGTCTGCTTTATACTCTATCTCAAAGATTTCTGTTGGTGTCAGTGGGAATGCATCTTGGTCATAACGCATCCAAACTTGGGCTGCGCTTACACGATAATTGTCTGCAACGTTTTGGTTAACTGGGATTGACATTCCACGACTTACAAGTGGATCAAAACTTCCACGCACCTCTACTCCAGAAGTTCTGTTTAGATATAAATATGGGGTGCTTCCTTTATAAATGCTAAATGGGTTCTTTGCTTTATAGTCATAGTATAGTCCAGATCTTGTGTATGGGAACATGTTGATACCAAATCTAGTACCGACTGGATTAAAGGAGTTATCATTAAATGCCTGTGATGCAAGTTCTAGCCTTCTTAATTGAATAGGCTTCTTTAATATGCCACGAATATTAAAATCAAGATGATACACTAATGCAAGTTTGTTAAAGTCAATAGTCTTTGTTGGATAAATCAAAGTATTATCTACTACCTCAAACTTTGTTGATAGCCAGTCTGGGTATTCGTCCATATCAATAATTGCTCCCTCTCTTGCTGGAAGCACTGTTGTAAAGTCTTCTTGTGGTGCGTTAGCCCCTGCTGCAATATATTGAAAAGTTATGTAACTTCTAATAGATGCATCTGATGTGTCATACTCATAATATTTCTCTGCTCTTTGAGCCATATCTTCATAGTTGTTCCAGCCAGTAAATAGGTTATTGTCTAGTTGTAGATATGTTCTTTGTACTGGGTGAGCAAACTCTTCTTTTAATTCTTGATATGTCCAGGAACTAGTTGTTTCAAATTCCGCTAATTTTGTAGGTGATGGATAGCCAATATTAAACTGCAAAAAGTCTAGATCATAGAATTTATTGCCAACATCGTTGGTGACAAATTGTGCAAAATATGAAAGAGGCATGTAGTCTTCCCAGTAACCAGAAACACCAATGTCAAGGAAGTAGGCCCCGTATGCCTGAAGCGGTAGAAGAGTATAACTTGCAGTGTGCTCAAGAAGAGCAATTGCGTTTGCTGATTCAGCAGAGCCTGTTGCTAAATAACTGTCAACAATTGCTGTACCGTTATCTTCAAAATGGCTGGCTAACTCTACCGCATTATAGTTTGTTGCAAGTCCTGCTGAATATATTTTTCCAGTAAATTGTAAAGAGATGTCTTCTTCACCGCCAACATACATCTTTAGTCCATTTTGATTTCCAAAGAATGTTGCAACATTTCCACCAAAAGAAGCAACAAGGGTTTGAATCTCAATGCCTGCTGCAAACTTTTCTCCAGAAACAATTATGTCGCTTGTAAATATTTCTTCTTCTGTTCCATTAAAATATAGATAATAGTGAATTTCATCTAGGTCTTTTCTTATGCTAAAGTAGTTTCCAGTAATCGGATTATAAATCTTAAAAAGTGTTTCTTCTGAAAGAAGGTCCTCTGATGAAAATACCCCATAGATTGTATGTATAGAGTCATTTAGAACATTAAAATTAGGGAAGTTAAAATAACATCTATCTGAATCCCAAGAGTTATTTGGTCTAAATGTTATAAAGTTATAATCTAATGGATCTTGAATTTCCTTGTTATCTGCATAAAGTTGTGTGAGGGTTTTTGAATCAAGACCTATTTCTGGAAGAGAGTATTGTGGAGTAGTCAAAGAGTTTGATGTTGTTGTAAGATTGTCAAATGACCCTTGCTCCCATTGAGCAAAATCTGGGTAATTATAGTTTGCAGTGTAATCAGCAAAAGGATAATCTACAAATGCTGCAGTTCCTCCGTATGCTGAGTTAATACCTTCTGGGGAAAGAACACCTTGTCCATAAACCCATCTACGCTTTGCAACATTGATTGCAACAGAATATGGATAAATAGCAACACAGTCTACCTCAACTGGAGTAACATCTGTGTAAGCATAAAATCCTAGCCAGTCTTGGCTATCACCAAACTCATCAAGCATTTCTGGAAGATCTAGTGTGTCTGTATTAATAGGAAGATTGATAATTTCTTCACCATTTAACAATACCGTTGCATTATTTCTAATTACTCTAACATGAATAAGCATTGGTCTAAACCATTCACCAACGAAGTGGGAGGCAAATTCATTGCCTATTACAAGAGTTAAAAATCCAGACTCAACGTATAATCCATCATTAGATGAAATTGGACCAAAGACTTTTTTGGGCTCATATGCATTAGAGTTAATTCTTGTCCAGAACTCAACCGTATATTCTTTATACTGACCGCTTTTGTTTAAGAAACCTTTTCCTGGAACAATTAAAGATGGTTTGTTATTAGAGTTGGGAGTCATTCTTGTAATATTGCTTGCGCCAAAGACCATTGGCACTCCACTGTTTCTTGCAATCAATGCGTTGTTGTCTACTAAATAGTATCCAACTTCTCCAGCAAGACCATATGGGTCTGCCTGCACTGCTTGGGTTGCAGACAATGCAATGTTTGCTGGAAAAGATACTGGTGTTACACCTAAAGAAGTTGTGCTAAATTCTTCAGACCATTGACCTGCTGTAATTCCATTAATATAGAAATCGTAATCTCCAGCACTACCACCAGTTGTGTATGTAAACTTTATTACTACCTGAAATTCAGTATTCTCATCTACTATGTCAAAAGTACCAGATACAAAACTCCACGATTGAAAAACGGAAGTTGCAAAAAATTCTAACTCTTCTACTGGTAAAGAAGTAGTAGTATCTATATATCTAAATCCTATTTCTACAGATTGTAGGTATGCACTGTTTGAGTAAAAATATGAACCAATAGAAAAAGATCCAAGGGTACTATTTAGGTTTTGGAAATTAACAAGGTTTGGGCTTATTAATGTAACTGTCTCTGTAGCACCACTGGGAACATCTCCCTCAATAAGGGTTGTATAACTATCTTGAAAAGGCTCTGTAGTTATGGCATAGCCAGAAGTTACTGATGCATTAGTTACTGTCCAGCCATTTCTTATATCTCTTTGGTTTTCTGTAATTAAAGAAATATAGTCAGCCTGGTCATCCAATGCCCACAAGATAGTTGGGTGCTCTGAATAAACCTTTTCTGCATATAAATTAGACGGCTGAGACATGTTACTCCTTAGCCTTTATTATAGCATTTTACAGTTTTATTTCGCATACATCTGTTGTGCAGTAATTCTCTCCAAGGGCTTCAAGATTATCTACCCCGTCATAAATGGCATCCCAATTAATCTTCTTAATTTCACCCAAATACTCTGCATATTGATCTTTTGTAATTTGAGTATATGGCTGTTGAGGATATACGGTATTTCCCATTGGAAGGAAGGATACTGCCTTTAGTTGTCCTTCATACATATTAAGTGCTGGAGCAACATGCTTTGACTCTGTTTCCTTGTCAAATGATAATGTTACAGAAACACCATTATCTGACCAGTACTTCTGAGCAGTTGCAGCAAGTGCAATCTTTTCAAATAATGTTACATCCTTTTCAGATCTTGGATGTCCAGAGTGAACTGGGAAATATACAACCTGAGTATTTGCAGAAACAACATCTTTTTCAATCTTATATCCTGCAGCCTTAAATAAATGTAGCATTGGATCTGTATCACCAAAACGAATGGCACGTAGGAAATATTCTCCTCCTGGTGCCCAGTGAACTCCTGGTGTTGCACCAGAAAGAATAGATACAGAACCTGATGGCTTTACTGTTGTTACACGAATTGACTCACGCACACATAGCCATTCTGAATATTTGTGTTCATAATGACGAATCTTTTCATATCCCTCATCCATCCATTCACGAACTGCTGGCATACCCTTTTGGTCAGCAAATGAAGCAATACCTGTTAGGGATGTTCCAATGCGTCGATTACGTTGCATGATACCGTTTGTCTGCTGCCAGTGAGTAGGAAGTAGTGTTACAGTCTTTCCATAAAGATATGCAAACTTCAATGTCTTTAGGAAGTCTTCCTTAGTTTCATGACGATTCAAGTGCACTTCTACAAGTGTACAAAGTTCGTATGATTCCAATGGCTGCTCCGCACAAGGATTGAAGCCCATTACACGGTAGTCCTTACCGTCTGCTGGATCTTTTAACCGACCATAATTACGAGCAACATCTAGCCAAATAAATCCTGGCTCTCCGTTATCAACAATTAAGTCTGTATATTTTGAGTAATCCATTCCTACAGTTGCAGCAATAGAATTATTAGACATCCAAGCCCATCCTGGATTTTCTGAATCAAAAGAGTTTCTTTCTGGAAATACTTCTGCATTTTTTAGATTAATAAAATCTTCATCGTGTGGTGCTCCCAGTGCAAGGGTTGCTGATCGTCTAACATTTCCAGAAACAACACATGTTCCAATAAGATTAACAATATCTGTAATAGCACGAGCATCTAACTTCTCTCCTGCCCTGCTACCGATAACTTTACGAATACGGGTATGGAGGTCAATAAGTGGCTGCGGACCGCTAGCAACGCCTCCAAAGCCCTTAATAGGGGCACCCAGTGGGCGGATCAAGGAGTAGTCAAACTCCTGAATATTCTGATTTGGCCTTAAAAATGAATTAAGCAAGAATCTAACTGATTCTACCCATCCCTCACGGGTATCTGGGATCTGATAAGTAGAGACTGGCTCTGTTGGTGCATAGATAGGATATTCTTTCTCAGCACCGACGGTATCAAATCCAACTCCAATACCAAGCATTAATGCATCCATTACCCAGGCAAATAATGCGCCAGGGTCATTGCGATCAATATCTCTTGTAGAAACCATTGCACAGTTTTGTAGTGCTGCAGAGTTCTTCTTCTCCATAGTCATAGGAGTTCCAAATGTCCACATACCCCGACCTGGTGGAGTCCACTTAAGATTGAACATGCGATCATATGCTTCTTGGGCAGACTTCTGGCTCTTGTTGTCATTCCACGGCAGGCGATTTTCCTTAGCGTGGTTCTTCTGAACTGAGTACATTCCCTCAATCACACGTTTACAAACCTCATGCCAGCGTTCCTTTGTACCGTCTTCTTTAACACGAGAATAGGTGCGTATGAAAGTGATTTCTCCTAAAGAGTTTCCACCAGCGTCTGTAAAGCCAAACGGTGGCTCAGTCTCCTTGTATTTTGCAATAAAATCATCTAACAAACGAAAAGAAAAGATATCTGACATTGAATTTGTAAACCTCTCACTAAAAATAATAATAGAACTCTACATATTGTAGAGTAGTCTAAGTATATCACATAATTATTTTATGACTTTACGCTTAATTTAAAACATTAAGTATGAAGTAAAGGTTTACTACTTTTGTTTTTGTAAAGTTGTTTAACTAATTACAAGACCAGACTTACCATTTTTAACTTCTCCCCATGTAAGGGATGGTAAGGCTGCTGATATTGAAGTTCCTGCAATCTTATAAGACTTACCTGTTGCAAGATTCATGTGCTCAGAAGATGTCCAAGCATCTGTTGCATCTACCCAGTTAAAGGTTTTATTTGTTGCACCTGTTAATGTTATACCGCCACCATCGACAGCAGCATCTGAACTAGAGCCATATCCAAGAACAATATTTTTATCCTCTACCTGTAGGTGAGTTGTATCAATTGTTGTTGTGGTTCCATTAACTGTTAGATCTCCACCAATAATTATACTTCCACTAAATGTTGCACCAGATAGTTGTGCATACCCTGAAAGATCAGAACTTGTTATCAAAGTTCCAGTTGCTGTAGGTAAAGTTAAAGTAATATCTGATGCAGGCTCTGCTCCAAGTTGTAGGACTGTTTCAAAATCATTTGCTGTAGCCCCTTCAAAAACTATAGAAGATGCAGTAATAACATTTTTGCTTCCATCAAGGATTGCTACGCCATCTACAGCATTCTTTTCAGTAGACGCAATTGCCCCAATTTCATTTGGAGTAATATCTGCTGCTGCTTGGTAGTAGTCAAGTTCAGACCAAATTGTTGACCCATCGCCAATTTTAAAAGATGCCAAAGTTGAGTTATAGCCAATTTCGCCCTCATTAAGGATTGGGTCTGCGCTATTCCATTCAGAGGTTGTGCCTCTACGCATTTGAATTCTAACAGACACAGTAAACCTCCATATTATGTTTAATTATAGCAGAATTTGTCATGCTGCTGCCCCTCCATCAATAGTCATTGTGAAGGATGTAGTGGCTGGTGAGCCACCGTCTAAAGATGTACCAATCCATGGACCTACTGGCCCGTTTCCTTGATACTGATAAATGCTATCAACAAATCCAGCCTCATCATGTGTGTGGTCTGCAACTGTAGCGGTATCATCATAATTAGCCATTGCATACCAAGTACTAGAATAATAGTAATAAATTCTATTTGTATTTGTATCTAAATGCATTGCACCATTTGATGGGCTAACTGGAAATGTACTACCAACGGTAATTGCACTTCCAGTAAATGCTGTTGTTTGTACAGAGTTATCAGGGAATGTAACTCCAGTGGCAACCTTGAGTCCTTGTCTTACAACAAAGTCTTTATTATTGGTCGTCACTGAAGTTCACCTATCCCTTCAGGACACATTACGCTTCGATGAGCGTCTTGTGTACCTTTACTGTAGTTCCATTTGTTGATGTAACTAGAAGGCGGACATTTCCACCAGTGTAGTCTGCATCTGTTGTGCCAATTTGAGCATTGCTGATTACGTCTGCATACTCTGTTAAGTAAACGTTATTGTTTGCATCTACAGTTACTAGTACTTCTAGAACTTCAATGTCATTACCGTTCTTCATTTGAACAATGTACTTTGCTGTGCTATAAGTTGTTGCTGACCATGTATCTACAACAGTTGCGCTTGTTGTTGTTACGCTTGTTGTTGCTGTTCCAAGAAGAGCATCTGTCAGTGTTACTGAGCCAACAGTTAGTCCAGTAAATGATGGAGAAGATGTTGTTGCAATTGACTGTGGTAGAGATAGTGTTACTGCTCCAGTTGATGCTGTTGCTGAGATTTGATCTGCTGTACCAGTGATTGAAAGAACACCAGAGTTATCAATTGTGATTGTATCTGATGTTGATGCTGCTGTTAAGGAAATTCCAGAACCTGCAACAAATGTTAGAGTATCATCATTTTGATCTGCAGCAATTGTTGTGGCTCCAACTACAACATTTTTGAAAATGTTCTGAGATGAACCAAGGTCTGTATTTGTAATTGTTAGTATGTCAGAAGTTGATGCATATGAAGCACTAATTCCTGTACCACCAGTTACTGCTCCGCCGAATGAATCTATCGCA